AAATCTGTACCAATCAACGATTGCACCAAACGCACAGAAAAATCATTATCTTTCTTTAATTTGTCGGCGATTTCATGTGTTGGTGTCCATTCTGGATAACGCGCCATAACATCCGCAATTGAAACAGATGCCGTATGAAATACTGCATTCGGTAAAATGGCGATATCTGACATTGGAATCGCCGTAAATGAAAATGCACTGGATGTCCCAATCGGACTTTCGGCCATGAACAAACATGCGGTTCCCAATGTCACTAAATCCATATAGCACTGATGAACCGTCGTATAAAAATTAGAATCGTTCAGATTTGCGCGCAGTGCAGCCGTTGCCACAGACGCATCTGGGGAATCGGGGCCTTCGGGAACCAGGGTTAACCACAATGATTCCGGCGGTGTTAATAGTGAATATATACACGCCGCCAAATTATCTGCGGCATCTGCAGCCGTTGCATCAAACAGCATCGCCGAATCTTCGTTTGTGGTCGGCATTGTATATTTGCGCGCATCGGCCCAACGGGTAATCCATGGTTCGCGCATTGCAATTGCACGTGAATACATTTTTTGTAAATCGTATTTCATTTTTATTCCTTTGTTTTTTTTGTTAAACATTAAAGTTTGTATTTGCAGTAAAAACATTTTTACCAATTGGATGTATCGCAATTGGTTGCATTGCAATCGCACCTGCAATTGCATCCAATCCGTCATCGTGTTCACCACCACCAAATGGCGTCCAGGCCAACATTTCTGATATTATTGGGGTCTGGGTTATTCGCCGATGCGCATACAGACGCCCTGTATTTAATAATGGTTCAATCGCATCTAAAATACGATTTTGTTTATTCCGACTGTTATTTACAGGGCGGATTTGTATTCCACGATTTTCGCGGGAAATAATTGTTCGCATTATTTCGGGCAACGCCCCACCGATACCATTTGTTTCTATGGAAATACTGGGCACACGGTGCCGCCGCACAAAATCCAATACCAAATCACATTGATAAGACAGCGGGTATTCAACCGCATCTGGTACAACCATATACAAAATATCGTGAATAAAGACCCTTTTATTTTTATCGTCACGATACACCAAAACACATACACTGTTATCGGCATTTTTACGTCCACTGGACGGGTCCCAATAAACACCGACCCCGGTAATTTGATTATCACCAATTTTGCATGAACGACCATCAAAATCATTGTCATACATTTTAATGGTTCCGGGGTCCAATCTGACCCGTCCATCTGGCACATATTCCAACATCATTTGGGCCAAAAAATGCCGTTCACCAACGGTTTCTTTGATTTTATTTATCTTGTCAATTGGGAAAACCGCCGGCCAAACTGGATTTCCGGCATTGTCAATTATTGGTATTTTCAATTCATCATACCCGGCCAAAAAAGGTGTTGAAAAAACATTTTTTTCATATACTATGTCAGACATGGACTTCACTCCCAAAACTTTACCAACGAATATAGAAGCCGAACAGGCCGTTTTGGCGGCGGTATTGGTCAGCAACCGCGCATTAGAAAAGATTTCTGATTTCTTGCGACCCGAAGATTTTTCGCACCCCGCCCATCAAGAAATATATAAACTGGCGATGCGCTTGTTCGCAACCGGGGCCCAGTTTGATATAATCACTATCAAGAATTATTTGGACCAACAAGGTGTATTGGAATCTGTGGGCGGTGTTGATTACTTGACCCAATTGGCTGGGGCCAGTGCGACCGTTGTAAACGTTGAACAATATGCGCGAATCGTCCATGATAATGCCCTGCGTCGCGATTTGATAAATCTGGGGCAATCCATTACTGATGATGCATTTGTAGAAGATTTGGACAATCCGGTATCGGCACAAATAGAAAAAGCCGAACAAAAACTGTTTAATTTGGCGACAACCGGCGAAACCGGACGCGATGTTGTTCCAATTGCAAATGCATTAAAAGAGGCACTGACGGAAACCGAAATCGCGTACAAGGCCGACGGTAATTTATCTGGGTTGACAACAGGTCTGACCGATTTGGATCATGCAATCAGTGGTATGCATAAATCCAACTTAATTATCATTGCCGGCCGTCCAGGTATGGGTAAAACCGCATTGGCAATGAATATCGCATTTAATGCGGCGAACGCCATATATTCTGGACGCGCCAATCCACAATATACAGGTGCCGTTGCATTTTTTAGTTTGGAAATGGGCGCATCCGAATTGGCGGCACGTGTTTTATCGTCACAATCGCGTATTCCGGCATCCGCGATGCGCGAAGGCAAATCTTTGACCGATGAAGATTTTCTGAAACTGACCCAATTTTCTGATGCAATCAGTCGTATTCCATTGTTTATTGACGACACGCCGGGGATGTCTGTGCCGATGATTCGCACACGTGCACGCAGGTTGGCCCGCAAATATAATGGTTTGGCGCTGATTGTGATTGACTATTTGCAACTTATTACCTCGCCGGGCGGTAAAAACAAAGACAATCGTGTTCAAGAATTATCTGAAATTACACGTGGGTTAAAAATGCTGGCCAAAGAATTAAATGTGCCTGTGATTGCGTTATCTCAATTGTCACGCAGTGTTGAATCACGCGATGATAAACGTCCACAATTGGCGGACTTGCGTGATTCGGGGTCCATTGAACAAGATGCTGACATCGTACTGTTTACATACCGTGAAGAATATTATCTGCAAAACCGTGACCCATCGCACAGAATTTCCAATACACCCAATGAAAAATCTGTAAATTCATGGCAAATGCGCTATGAAAAAGCAAAAGGTAAGGCAGACCTTATTATCGGCAAGAACCGTCACGGTCGCACCGACACGATTCATTTGGCATTCTTGGCGGAATTCAGTTTATTTGATAATCTGGACGATATGCCGAATCATGTTCCTGAATTTGTGGATACGCCAATCCCAGAATCAGATGAATCATCTGGCGCACCAACCCCCATAGACATTGATGCGATACCAGATGATATTGATTTGTAATTTCGCATAATTATTTTCTTGCCATGTTTCTAAAAATTGACTATCATTTTGTCAAGATTTTATACAAGGAGTTTTAAATGGCCCAAGAAGAAATCATATTTCCAAATAATATTCGTAACATCCGCCTTGGTGCAGGGATGAAAATGACCGAACTGGCCCGTCGTTCTGGTTTGTCGTTGTCGGCTGTTTCCAAGATTGAAAAGGGTGTCCGTCGCCTAAATCAAAAACAGTTATTGAATATTTGCAACATACTTGGGTGCAAACTTTCAGACATATTCATCAAGGATACCGACGAAGTCGCATCAAAATGGCAGGATGAAATCACCCGCCGTATGAGTGATAATGAAGACAGCGGTCTGAAATTATTCGGCAGCGGTCTGCGTAAAATCCGCCAACAATCTGGAAAAACAATTGCCCAGGCGGCAAAAGATGCCGGCATGACTTTGTCTGTGTACCATAAAATAGAGGTCGGCCAACGCGAAGTTTATCAAAATGAAATTGAACCACTTGCGCGTTCTTTTGCTTACTCGGTTGAAAGCATGTTTGATAAAATTGCCGAATTATACAAAAACGGTGAATTGACCAAACAAATGAACAAGGTCAAAGAACGGGTCAAAGCCGTGTTGTCACCCGGTGATTCAACCGCAGATTTCGGTGATTCCCAGGCACATTTATACAGTGCCAAATTATATGAAAACGCCCGTCGTAAATTGGTTCCGGTGTTCGGACGCGCCGAAGGTAAAAATATTACGTTCAAAAAATCTGACAAAACGATGATTAATGCCCCAGCAAATCTTGAAGGCCGCAAAGGTGTTTATGCGATTGTTCCGAATTCTAAACGTCTTGGCGGTTTTATCCCGGAAAAATCATACGTGTTTGCCGATTCTAAAATCAATGCAACGGTCGGTGATTTGGCGGTGTTTATTGATACAGATTTCAAAGCATTGAAACCAGATGATGCAATCCAGGCCAATATCGCGATTGTTCGTAAAGATTCCAAGGGCAAAATATATGGTCAAATGGTTTCGCCCGATGAAAAAATTACCGCCCAGACAATGCACAAGGTTATAATGGTTTTGTCTGAATAAACCTGTTTAAGCAAGGGGGATTAAACGAGATGAAAGCCAAGGCAAGCGTTATCGCACAAAGATTGTTAAACTTGTACCGCCAAGCACATGTCATAGAAGGTGGTTGGGTGGCGTTAAACAAGATCTTTATTGCTGAATCAACGGATGAAATTCTTGATGAACTTGCCGCGTTGCCCACAGGTAAGTTTCTGGTTGAACATATAAATAATTTACGCAGTGGCAAGACACCCATCGATTCTATTGCACGCGAATTATTGCCATATGGTGGTGCATTCGCCGAAAAATCTTTGCACACAGAAATTTCGGAACATGATTTGCGCGAATTGATAACAGCCATTACTGATTTTACCCCTGACCAGCAAGGTCTTGAAAAATTTGTTGCCACACCTGTGATTCGTAGTTTTGGTAAAGATTGGGTCATGTCTGTACAGGCAATATTGGCCAATGACACAGATTTGTTTGATAAATTCACCCAAATTGCACGTATGTGGAATGCGTACAAAATCTGGCTGAATGCCAACGAGGTAGTAGATAAACCAATAAACGACCGTTTACGTGCCCAACTTCAGGTTGATATGCCCGAATATGAAACATATTTGCCAATGTTCGGCGAAGAAGGCACAAAGTTATTACGTCGTCTGCATGCGTTGACCAGTTCTTTACCTGCATCATCTGATTCCGAACAAGATTAAGCGGTTCTGTATATCGTATCCAATGTGTGTGGCGTTCCGATGTAAATCATCGTTCCGTTTGGTGACAGTATAAAATCTAATTCACGCAATTTATCCCGCAACCCAGAACGTTTTCGCATCGTGTTGCATGTATTCGGGACCTCTACATCGTCACATATTATTAAATCTGCGCGCATACCAGTTATGTTTCCGTATACACCTTGACATACCACTGATGGTTCACGAATTCCAACAGGCCTGTTGATTGTTATTTTGTTTTCGGCCCATTCACGTTTGTTTTTCGGAATCAAATCACTGCACCACGGATGATTTTCCAAAATATTACGAATATGCATCACCATGCGCGTGGCCAAATGAGTTTCCGCAGATAATATCAAAATGCGTGTTTCTGGATGCAAAAATAATGTGCATGCGGCAAAAATTCCGACTATTGTTGATTTTCCAGAATGCCGGAATGCCATCAACAATCCATGATGCGAACCACCGTTCATGACACCCACCAAGAAATCTGTCATTTGGTGGTGATGTTCTGGGGCGGTGAAACCGATAACCGAATTCCACGAATCCAGGAACTGATTATATACACTCATTGCATTATCCGACCAATTTGTCCAATCGTGCAAGCATGGTTAGCAACAGATTCTTTTTTGTTGTTTTGGTATTTTTCAATTTTTTAATATTTGCCGCTTTTTTAGAATCATACGGTTGTTCGGTTTCTTGTTTCATACGCGCCAATACCGCATCTTCGGTTTGACCTTTGGTTGACATGCCCGATGCACCATATTTTGCACGTTGCTTTGCAAGAACTTTGTTAACCAAGTTTTGTTTTTCCTGATCATCTTTTGCGATATCGGCCAAAATTTGCTTTTTGGTCTTGGCCGCGTTCTTTTTGTCATTTTGATATTCCAATATATTTGATACATCTGAAACAATCTGTCCCATATTTTACCTCCTTTGGTTTTTATATTTGATATCTGCCGTAAATGGTTACCCCAAGAACCGTCATCGGCATTGCATCGGTTGTTGATATTTCCCACGGGGCGTCAACAATCGGTCGACATGTACCGACGGTATTCAGTGATACATCACCCGAATATCCAATCGCACCGTCTGCGTATATTTCTGTTGGTAATTCTGCACGCCAATTGTTTATGAATAACGTTTTGGAATTGTGCAATCTGGCAACGATTTTTCTGATTTGCATTTTTCGCACATTATGTCCCGACGACATAATAGGCATACCAATTGCTCGCACCGTATATTTTTTATTTGTTGCATCAACCATTTCTGAATTGTCAAATCGTTCAAGATAGAAACTATCATTTCGTTTGGTCACAACAAATGTACGTCCATTACACACCGCCACAGAATAAAATTTACCGTTTGTGGTATAACGCCCCCACGCTGATATTCCGACGGATTCATCGTGATTTAATACCGCCATATCTCCATCGTTCATAACAACAAACAAACGTTTATCATTTTTATTATATGCAATATCTATTGGCGAATTTATCAGATGCGCCGACATTGTACTCAGACAATTTGCATTATAATTCTGACCAAAATCATCCAATGCCAATTCACGAATATCTTTTTTATTTTTTGATATAAAGATAGTTTTACCTTCTATGGATTGTGGCGGCAAATATATGTCTGCGGGACTGCCCACAGATGTATGCATTTTGACATCAACAGATTCCGGTGTCAGTGGTTTATTTGATACAGCCCATTCACCTTCGGATGTAAGGATTTGTAAATTATCACTGCTGATTAGTGTACATATATGTTGACGGCGTCCAGACAACAATGTGAAAAATATTGCCTCATCATCTAACCCTGTTCCTGTATCAAAGTTCATATGTTGGCCCACACATGACATCCATACGCCGCCCGGCCATGATTTAGAACCGCCAAAAACCAAACGATTCTGGTGAAATGTGATACTGGTTGGCCAACCACGACGATAACTGAATACGGCCTCGGCCCAATCACTTAATGGTGCATTTGGATATGTGAATACCCCATTACATGTTGCAATCACATTTTTTTCATCTATATAACGGATAATCAAAAATGTTTTTCCCAACATGGACAGGTGTCCATAAACATTATCCGCTGTCCAAAAGTTATGATTAGTGGTCAATTTTACGCCATCTGCCACAGCTTCAAGATCAATCGTTATATTTTCTGAATCTTCAAAACGCATAAATGGCATGTTTATATTATCTGATGCATTGTTATAAGAAAACACAAACTCTTTAAGTTTGAATATTCCATTTTCGCGCAATAACGTTTGCGGTTTGTAATCCGGATGCACAAAAATCATCGTTCCAAATCGTTGCGCATATTGTAACAGGTGCAAATCAGATGCCGCCCACGGCACAACAATATCTTGGACCAATTGGTCATTTGCAAATATACGCATACTGTTGTTCGTAATGGCAAGAATATAATTTTCATTTTCTGATACAGAAAAAGAAACCAATCTTGCCTGGGATTGCAGGGTTGCCACAGATTTTAACCCCGCACGCCGCGCTATACCACCACCGGGTATAACATCCATATTTTCCATATAGGCAAGACCATGTATATCGGAGTTTGCAAAAAAATTTGGCGATACTTCGCCATTGGCAAACGATGTTTGCGTTTTAATAAAATTTCCCATAATTTCCCCCATATGCCTTTAGAATCTAACATCTATCAAAGAAAAATTTTCTATCCGTGGATTGATGGATGTTGTGCTGTCTATAAACTTCGCATTTTGCAATTCGGTTTCATATAATGCCACCAAAGTCCGAAACAACGTTTGATCTGAAGTAATCGGCATACAAAATTCCATTGCCAACCTGGTTGCAACAACCACCACGAAATAACTTGGAAAATTTTCTGGTGGAACACGAACAATGGCCTTTATCGTTGTTTTGTCGTTTTGTGAAATGATTTTATTTTGCATAATCTGGCCATTGACCTTGACGATTCGCAACACATCTGTTGGTATATCAAATGTTCCATCTGTATTCGCATTTAAATCATATGACTGACACGCGAAACGCCATGGATGCATGGCCAACAGCTCATCTATGACAACATCTATGAATGTCCGTCCCAATTTTGCGACCGCCGTATCTTCTGATAAAGATTGGATTGGTTTCTCGCCAAGTTTTAACAATGCCATTGAACATAAATCTATTTTCGTCAGCATTTTTTATTCCTATTTATTAAAATTAAAATGCGGGCCGGGAAATCCGGCCCAATCTAACAATTAATCTAATGCGGCGGTGGTAACTGCACTATCGCCAACTGCTATTTTCTTGATGGACGTTTTATCCGAACCATTGATGATAATAACATCCCCAGTATTCATCAGTGTTTTAACAATATTGAAATAACCACTGGCGGTTATTGTTGCCAAGGTTTCATTTGCCGCATAGTGCCATAATGTAAAACCATTTGCATATGCAATTACTGATAAGTTTTTGTTCTGAAAAGCCATTGCTTACCCCCTTTTATTTTATTCGCCACATTTAACACGCACAATACCATCACCATCTATCAGTACGGCACCTTGAGACATGCTGTTGCTGATAAAGTGCGCGGCACGTTCACCATGCCATGTGATATCTGTTTTGACTTCTTGACCACATGCATGACCGATGCTGGATGCGTGATAGATAAAGCAATCACGATGTGTTGACGATGACAATGGCAAATCGTTATACATGACCCATGTGATGCCAAGCCATTTTCTTGCTTCGGCCCCATTGATAAATGGCAAATTTTCACCGACATAATCTGCCGAAGAAAATTCTGTGATACCCAACAATTCATTCCATTGTTTTACACCGACAACACCGAATCTACGACCATCATCTGGAACATCTTTTTCGTTTAACTTTTCCAATGCGCTTAAAATCAATGTTTTGGTAAGACCTGTAGAATAATCACCAACATACGCCGTTGCAGTATTCATAGCGGACACAATTAATTCATCTGTTTTGCGTCCCAATGCATATGCTC